GTAAGTTTTGCTTTGCCGAGTTTAGTTTGTGAATTATCTTCCAAATCATAATAAATCGGCATATCAAGAGATTTGTTATTAATGCATTCAAGGCAAGCCTTTGCCTCTTTCTCCGCATCGCCGGCGCTGTCGGCATAACTGTACCAATAGACACCGATTTTAAGTCCTGCCGCTTTAGCGTTGCGATAATGACTTTCAAACATACAGTCTTTCTGACTTGATTCTCTGCCGTAGCCTGCTCTTATAATGACAGCTTTTATACCGTCATTTTTCATTTTGTTAAAATTAATGCCTTGCTGAAATTCTGAAATATCAACACAAGTTACCCTTGCCATAGTCATTCTCCTTTATTTAGATTTTCAACAACTGTCCAGTCACATTTCGTTGCCGGAGCTGCATACAATTTCTTAATTTCAGATATATTGACGCAGCGGTCAACAGTAAGTACATTCGGCGTATCTGAATATGCACCCTTTAATGTTCTTGCTTGTATCTCTGTACCGCCGAAATCACAATTTCTAATAGTAATATTTGCACCTGTTTTAAGTGCAAGACCAAAACTACTATTGTCTGCATTTTCGTGACTTTGATAACCAACCGTGCAATTTTCAACAATGATTTTGCAATTTTCAATTAAACCATTTTCCCCAAAACTATGACCGCAACCAAAAACAGGAACAGTAGTTTTACCAATGTAATCAACGCAATCCGCACGACCGCCCCACTTGAAAACACAATTTGATACAACCCAATCAGTTGCATACCCTGTGCCGCCGCTTTCAAGGTGAAGAGCATAACGGATATTTTTACAATCAAAAGTGAACCCTTTAATGTGTGTGTGAACATTGAGGTCGAGATGAAACGGACATTTTTTGATTATATCTTCTGACTTCAATGTAGACTTATCAAAACCTGTCGCACCGTCCCACTTAATTATTGTAGCCTGTGGATTGTATATATTTTCAGACTCATAATAAACATAGTCTTTAGTCATTACTCCTCTGTAACCCACAAGTCCCACATCGGACATTCCTGCAAACTTATCTTGCATATCTGTATATGTGCCTTGTGCAACGATGATTGTGTAGCGATTATGATAGTTGTTGTCTGCTATGCTATCATTAGCAGACAGAATAGAGTTGAACTTTGTAACACCAAACCCGTCTGTATTCTCGTTGTAATCATTTGAAACATACAAATAATGCATAGCGTAGTCGGGAGCTTGGTACAACTCAGGTTTAATGCTTTCACTTGTCAAGTCCGGATTTGCATATGCTGATTTTTTGTTGTTCTGTTCAAGTTGAAGATTGCAACTATTATCAATCAGTCGATTAGCAGCAACCGAAATTTTAATAGAATTAACGACTACATTTTCTGTTGCTGTATAAGTAGCCGCTGCATTCTTAAAAGCACTAACTTCTGACAAGAGCCAAGATGAGCTAATAGATGTCTGCTCGTTCGCAGGATAGAACACACAACCGCTGTTTGTAATATTAGCAAAATTCTGCAACGATAAGCAGTATGCTTTGCTTTGCTCAAGAGTAACAGCACGCTTGAGTTTGAGATAGAAATTAACCGCAGCGGTAGATGTGCCGCTCAAGCTAATTTTGTTGTTCTTGACTGCAATGGTAACTCCGTTTGCCGTCTGCTCTGTGTCCTCAAGCGATGTGAGATTAATGCTTGTAGATGTATTGAGCAAAGAGTCTTTTTCTATCATTTTTGCAGATGCGGTTTCGATTGCGGAATTAACATCCTTTTTGGTTGCTAAATTTGAGCCTGCCGGTTCATATTTAGATTTTGTATTTATTACTGACTTGTTCACAAAAACACTAAAATGCTGACTTGTCAAGATTGTATCGTTCTCACTTAGCACAAGCTCGCACTGCATCATACCTGCGAGCTGTAGCATTGATTTCGCAAGAGTGATTTTAACCGCATTGTCTGCAACTATACAAGGCACATTTTCAGCGACGATAACATTATTCACAGTTGCGTTAAACGCAGCGGTAACGCTTGAAGATAGCGCTACCGGTTGTGAATCAGCATATAGCTTACATTCAATGATGCGTGATTTGTCGTCATTTTGAGCGACTATTATACTTTCGTAATTGCTGTCTTTGTATACATCAAGATTAAGTTTGTATTTTACATTCAATTATGTTCACCTCATTTTACGAAATCAGATAGCTTAGTTTTGAACGAACCAAGCTCAAGCTGTTTATACCGTTCCCTAAGCGTATCATATGTAGTTTTGACTATTTTGGATTCCGCTGCGATACTGTCACTTAAGATTACTGTAACAGTATCGCAAAGATTAAACTGTTGCATATCGTCAAGGACCGTTTCTACATCAACTTTAATATTGCTCTTGATCTCACCGAGTTTATCTCCTCCTATATAAGCTGTTGCTGCTATTCTGCAAGTGTTTTTGACAAATTCGTATCCGTCACCTGTTGAAGAATTTACTGTGATTCCATCGACAAGCTTGTCGGGAACTGGATATACTTGTAATTTATTTGTTTTTGATTTTTGTTCAAAAATCTCATAAGGGTCAGCAATTATCTGTATGTCTTGCTTTGAAAATTCATCATAAACAGTAGCATAAGCACACACATGACTTATCGTAGTTTCACTTGATTGAGTTTTTTCATAGCTTGATATATTGTCGCCCCACTTGAGGCTATACGCTCGTTTCTGCCCTCGGTTTTTTAACAATGAAACATTAAAATTATTCCATTTGTATTCGCCCCCAAACAGGTCAAGCAAACTGCCCTCTAAACCGCCGAGAAAGTCACCAAGTGTGCATACTTGAGTGTAGCCAAGGTTGATGCTTTTTCTGTTCGTTATATCTGACGAAAATACATAGTTGTTGTCAAAAAGAGCACTCAAATTTTCGTAAGCCTCCGCAGGTGAATAGAGTTGTGCTGATGTTTCGCCTGCGGCAAGAATGTTGTTATAGCAGTTATGTTTGATGTGCTTCGCTTTGATACTAAGCACATTGTTTTTTTCTACTACCTCGTAGATTTCAAAAAATTGTGGTTCGTCTGTTGGGTTTGGCTTTGCGTATATATAATTTTGTACAACAGCACTTTCGGCACATTCGGAGTTTTTAACAACGCTTGCACTTAGTGTGTAATCTGCGTTGCGTGACTCTTCGACGGTACATTCTGTGCAACCGGTAAGCCTGCCGAGGTAGTGCATTGAGTTGAGCGATAATATTCTGCTTGTCGTTTCGTAGACTAAAGGTATCATAAGCGCCTCCAATTCGGCTCAAGCGTAAGCGAACCAATAACCTGATTAGCGATAATCTCATTCTCTCCTGCTTTAAATTTTTGTGGCAAGAGAGGTGAGATATAAGATTTAATGCCGTTCTTAACAGAGTAATACTGCATATTTTCACCGTCAAGGACTGTGTAATCTGCGTTAATTGAATTTTTTATAGATAGTGTTTCACCGTTTATCGTTAGCGTTGCAGAAGCACCCACACCCGTGAGCTTGTAAAGCGGATTTGACGGCATTCTTTCAGGGTTGAGTAAATTTAGCTTTTGACCGCTAACAAGGTTTATAGGCTCTGTCTGTGCATACCAGTACGGCTTACGACTGAATTTAACTTTAGTTGTGAGATATGAAGGTAACTCACGCTGAATTGTGTCAAGGTTAGTCACTACAGCATAGCAATAATAGCCTTTGTTATATGTGTCCTTGTATGTTTGATAATTGTTAAATTCAGTCAGCAAGTCTATAATTTTATACGCAAGATATTGAGCAGTTGTGTGAGCAAGTAAAGGCATTAAAGCTATTTGCAGCTCAAAATCAACATTCTTGTATCTGCCGTTGTCCTGCACTATATCACCGCTTCGCCCCGGGATTGATATAAGCTCAAAATCACGCTGAGCAACAGAGTGAAAAGGCGCATTAACTATACGACCGCCAAATTGACTAAGCCATTTGCCATTATAAAAAAAGTTGTGCATCAGCTAAACACCTTCCTTTTACTTGTAATTTCCGCTGCTAATCGCTCAGATAATCTTTCCGCAAGACTATCTATATCTGAATCACTATTGACCGTTACACCGCTAATATTCACATTGATGTCAATGTTAGTCGTTGACGGTTTGTCTGTGTTGTCACTCCTAAATGGATTTGTACCGTCCTGCTTAGCTTTACGATATTGTTCAGCCTCTTGTGCTGTCAAAACTGCTTCGCCTGCATCCAGATAAGCGAGGTACTTGTCGTTTGGTACATAGTCGATACCGGCACGAAAACGGGGGAGAGTGACCTCTGGAATGTGCGGAATTTCAAGTCCTGCCCACTCAATTGCCCAATTGATTCCGTCAAACAGACCGTTAATCATTCCGATTGCACCGTTTATTATGAATTCAACTGCGTTTGGAATTAAGTTTAGAACATTCTTGAATATTTCTAAAATGCCGTTCCACGCTTTATCCCAATTTCCTGAAAAGACTCCGTCTATGAAGTCAATCAAACCGTTGAAAATTCCCGTCAAGCTTTCAATCGCACCGCTTATTCCTTTGATAGCTAATCCGAGTACATTGCTGAAAACATCTGCAAGAATTTTAATAACTGGAGTTAAAGCAGGTAGGATAGCGTTGAGCAGCATTGATAATAGCTCAAATAGCGGACTTAATGCGTCTGTCAATAAGTCGAAAACGGGTGCAAGAGCCTCGAAAACGGGCTGTAATGTTTCACTTAATATGCCTGCAATCTCGTTAAAAACAGGGATAAGCGGCTGTAACAAGTTATTGAGCAACTCTGCAAGTTTGACTATGAGCGGTGCAATAGCTGTTGAAATAAGTGCTGCGAACGGCTCTATTAACTGCAAAATCAAGTCGATAAACGGCTGTACAAGCTGAAAAATAGTGTCTAACAACGGCATTAATGCGTTGAGAATTTCCATAAACGGAGGCAAAAGCTGTTTGATTACTTGTACGAGAACAGGTAATAGTGCTTCTACGAGTTGAACAATTATTGGTGCTAACTGTTCCATAAGTTGAGCTATAAACGGAAGCAATTCCTCAATCAATGGCATAATCTGTTCAAGCATTGACACGATTATCGGGGCAACCTCTTCGCAGATGTTAATGAGCACAGGGGCAAGCTTCTCAGCTACACTTTCGATAAGCGGCGATAACTGTTCGAGTAACTTTCCACCTAAGCCAATAATCGAATTAAGCACAGGTTCTGCAACAGCACCGATTTGCGCCATTGTATCTGACAGTTGCTGATGTGCTCTGTTGGATTCCATTACATCGCCGTTTGTTTCTTTATACTGAGCAGAGGCATCCGAATACAGGCTCGTGAGGGTTGATGTGATTAACTGCTGTCTTTCTTGTTCTGATGAGCATTTAGCAAGTTTTTCATTAAAAGCATCCTCAGATACGCCCATCCAGTTAAGAGCATCAGCAAGCGGACCTGTTACCTGTCCGACTTTTGCGGTTTCGTTCGCCGCCTCTGTCAAACCCTCGATAGGCAAGGAATCACCGAATTGACCGTAAACACCTGTGCAAATCTCTGTCCAACTTTGCAGGTCTTTTGTGGAGTTGCAAAGCAATGATAAATGATTAGCCGCCTCAGTTGCCTGTCCGCTGTCACCGACTACGGCATACAAGTCAGAGTAAGTCTGCTTTGCATCTGCCGCTGAAAATTTGTTTGTGGTAAAAGCTGTGTCAAGTTTGCCCATTTCCGTCCGATATTCTCGCGTGCTTTCTGCGACAGAGGACAATGCTCCTACACCTGCCACCGCACCGCCTACCATAGCAGTTCCCCATTTAGCAGCAGTTTTGATTCCATTTCCGAGAGTTGAAGCAACACCTTTGCTTTTCTTCTCAGTCTCTGAAATGGATTTATTTGCCTCATCATTATTAACGAAAATCGAGCCAAATAACTTAAAAATTTCAACTGCCACGCACTACACCTCCTCCCATTTGTAGCGATTGAGCATTTTCTCAACACGCTTTTCAATTTCGTCTGTATTGACTTCGTCCTGTGCAGTTGACTGCATTTTGCTGTCTATGCTGTCAACAAATTCTCTGTACGATAAATGCGTAATTTGACCAAGGCTTGTTAAAATAAAAGCCTTGTATTTCATTTCTTCGTTTTTCTCATTGATTTCATTTTCAATGATTTTTAAGATTTCAGCGAATGACAAATCTTGCAATGCTGTAAGATTGCCGCAGCAGTATTGCAAGATTAACTTATATGTGTTTATATCAATGCTGAAAGCGAGGTAAAAAAACTTTGAATATCATTCTCTGCAATAATATTCTTGATGTCTGTAATTACTTCTGTAATGTCCATAAGACTTGCCTGTTCGGGGGTAATATCACCTCTGATGTCAGCATAGAGTGAATAGAATTCGTTTTCTACTTCCTTGCTTGAGAGTGATGAAATCATAGTGATGACAAACTCAAAACCAACTTCCTGTTTGTTTTTCTTGTCCTTAGTTTTAACATACTTAGCAAACTCGAAAATTTCATTTTTTAAATCTGCTGACTTAATAATACGAGCCACCGAAAAAGCGTCCTTTAAGCCTAATTTTCTCATTGATTATACCTCCTCTGCAACTGGTTCCCAAATTACGAACGGCGGTTTAACATCTTCTGAATCGTATGCAGTTTCATCGCTGTAGCCGTAGAACTGCACATCAAACTTGCCGTTATCTTTATCCGCAACGCCCATTGTAAGACCGCCCTCGTTCAGACCGTTAAAAATCTGAATGATTACAGGCTTGTCTTTACCGAGCAGACAACCAATCCAGGTGATGTTCGTGCAGTAATCGCTATCAAGCACATAATTTCTTCCTGTGATACCGTGATAGCCTGCGAGTGTTGCTTCATCTACTTCGCTTGCTCCAAGGGCCTTACGAATGTTGCCCTCAGTTACCTCCGCAACTGTGGCCTTGATATAAGTTTCCCAACCATCAATGAGGGTGTTGCCTTTAACTCTCGAATGCACACCGTCAAACTCAATGTTGCGGGCAGTCGGTTTTGCAGAAAATTCACCGCCTTTGATAGTTACGCCAAGGCATTTACCTGCAGCTTTGGCAGTCGCATATGTATCTGTTTTTACATCATAGTTCTCAAAAAATACACCTGCGTCGAGCAGCATATTATCGAGTGTTTTGCTTGTAAAACCCGAGTAAGGCTTTACTTTTCTTACTTTTGCTGTGCCCATTATTTTTCATCCTTTCGTTTGTACTCTCTTAATTCGAGAGTGAACATTATTCTCTTAATAGACTTATCTGTTTCGTCTATGTACTGCCTATCGTCGCTTTTATAGAATTTGTAATAATTTTTTTCATGTTCGATGATAGCTAAGCCGATTTGCTCATTTATCTCATCTGCAATGCTGTCGATTTCATCGGTTGTGTTTCTGTCATATAGATTGCAAGTTACAATAAACTTGTTATACGGCTCATCTGTGTATATCTGTTTGACATCGTAAACCAAACGAGGAAAACCACTATCAGCTTGCCTGAAAAAATAAAGAGGGGCAAAACCAAACAGCACTTCTTTTAACATTTTTTTAATGCTATTCACCTTGATAATCCCCCTCCTTGATTAAGCTCTCGGCTTCTTCTGTGCCGATACCGCTCAAGTATTGTGATTCAATTTTAATTATGTCAGAGATATTATCTTCCGCTGCGTTGCTAAGTGCTCCGATTTTTGGAGCTTTGCTTGTACCGATTTCTTGATACAAGCCGTAAAATCCGCCTGGCTTAAATCCTACCTGAAGGTCAGGAATTTTTTGCTTTGAGCGTACCCAATACTGCGTATTTTTCGCTAAGCGCCCCGTCCTGCGTTTTATTTTCTGCTTTGTCCGTTTACATACCAACTTGCCGACATCACGCAGAGCGGCTCTCTCAAGCTCTTTGAGAGTGTATTGTAGCCTTTCAACATTGCTCACGAATTCGACACCGTTTTTCGTTATCTTAACCGCCTTAGGTAGTGACATTATTTTCACCTACCACATCTGTAAGATACAACTCAACTCGTTCTGAATTCTTAATCTGAAAAGCTCTGTATATCTTGAATTTCTTGCCTTCAAGATAACAGAATTCTTCGTTGTTGTACTCAAATGCATTAATTACTACAACACACTCGGGTTTTAATCCATTTGCTTGAGCTTGGAAAAATTCAGATTGACGCACGAATTTCTGAATAGCATATACAGAGCGTTTTTTCTCTGCATATATAATCTCGTTGAGGTCATTAACAGACTGTTCAACTTTTTCAACAAGTTCAATAATCGTGTCACTATTCATAGTTCTGCACTCCTCTTGCTGCCATCGCATTTCTTAATTTTTCGTACTGAACTGACCAGTCACTATCTGCTACAGTCGAAAAATAAGCTCTGCAATAGAACTTTACCGCTTGATTGACAAGGGCGGAGTTTTCGTGCTCGATGTCAACTCCTGCCCCTCGCATGTCAAGCAAACAAGCGTCAATCTCGGCTGAAATCTCATCATCAAACATTGTTGTTGTAATTCTAAGGGCCTTTTTCACCTCTTGAATTAGATTACTTTCAGCCATAGTCTTTCACTCCTTATGCACTTTTCTTGATGAGCTTTACGAGGCTGTGCTTATCAACAACCTTGCCGTCTGCAAGCATAACAGCTTTGAGTTTAGTGTTGTCTGTATCCTCATCAGTGTACTTCTTAATGCTTAAGCTAAGCATTTCATTAAGAACATAGTCGTTGAGGTCGAAAAGCATAGCGAATGTTGTGTCTGCAGTCGGAGCGTCCACATAGTTCTCCATATAGCCGTCTGTGAAAACCACAGTTCTGCCAAGGAGTGTGCTTGCTGGCTTACCATTCAAGCCAGCATTAATGCGAGCAACAGGCTGACCGTTGGTGTCTGTAATGCCGAGAAAACGATAGAAAGATTTCTTGGTCATAAGCCATACGGCATTATCGTAAGCAGACGGAAGTGCTCCCTCTGCATCGAGAAGAGTGTTGTAGCTGAGTTTTGTTGCCTTAGCGATGTTAATAGTCTGACCGTCAGCAGGTGTTTCGTTGAGAATGCCTGTTGGTGCGCCTGAACCTGTGCCGGAAATGATTGATTTCTCGATAGCCTTAATCATCGCGCTTTTAATCTGGTCAATGAACTGTGCCTCAAAAATGTCAAGTGCTGTTACAGTCATAAGGAGCGAGAATGCGACCTTACACTCAAGCTTATAGCCTGAGAATGAAATCTTATCAGTGCTCACATTCTGTTCATCAGAACCTTTATCCTCATCAACCCAGCTTGCAACAGGGCGAATGCTCTGAGTAGGAATAAGCAGAGCTGTTGGATATGAAGACTTAAAAACTCGAGCGTAAATATCGCCGACTTTTTCAAGCTCTACAATAAGTTTCTGATATACTGTTGTCGGGACGATTGTAGCCGCTGTGCTTGATGTAGTTGTTGAAGCTGCATTCTTGAACTTAGCAGGAATTTTTGTGCCTCTTGTTACGAAATTTGCAAACGCTTTTCTGTACTCAACAGAAGCGAAAATATCGCTGCTTTCTGTGCTTTCACCTGTAAGGTCAATGTTTGTCTCGTGATTTTTAAATGGTGCAGGCATTTTGATTCCCTCCTCTGCGTTTTTGTTTGCCTCGTTTACAGCAGAGTTTTCAAAGTCACTATCGAGCTTGTCAATCTGCTGTGTAATTTCTTTTGCCTCTGCGAGTTTATTCTCTGCAATGAGCTTTTTCGCTTTGTCGTAAAGAGCATTTCTCTTGTCGAGATATTCCTTTTTGTTCATTTGTTTTCTACTTCCTTTCGTTTAAGTAAATCGATTTTTGCTGTAAGCTGCGCTTTTTCGTTTCTCATCTGTTTGACAATTGTGTCAGGGATAAGACCGTTAAGACTTGCTGCAAGTTTAACTTCTTTTGACCTGTTTGAATATTCAGCAACCTTGTCAATAAAACCTTTTTCGACTGCTTCGTCAGCAGTAAGCCAAGTTTCATCGTCCATAAGTCCGATAAGTTCGTCTTCTGTCATACCTGTTTTAAGTCGATAGGCTGTCGCAACGGCTTTACTTGCTTTAAGTAACACGCCTGATTCGTGTGCCATATCGTTGTAGTCGCCTGCGGCATAACTTGACACATTATGTATCATTAGCATACCCGTAGGTACGATTTCAGAGCTACAGGCACAAGCAATATACGAAGCAGCCGAGGCGGCAAAAATGACCTTGATTGTAGCCTCGCTTTTGGCAAGCATATCGTAAATTTCAGAGGCGGCAAAGATGTCACCTCCTGACGAATTGATAACGACTTGCACATTATCATCATCCGTAGCATCATCGAGCTGTGAACGAATATCGGCAGGGCAGCAGTAATCTATTCCAAACCAATCGTAAATCCACTTATCATCATTTGTGATGATAGGACCTTTGATGTCAATTATCTTCAACACTGTTTTCACCTCCTTCAACCGGAACTGTATCCAATCTTCTAAGCGGAGTATCACCGCCCGGAACAGGGGCAAGTCCAAGTGATTCTCGCCATTCATTCGGGAGCATTGCTCCACGGTCTACCATTCCTGCGAAATTCAGCTTTGTTTTTAAACTTGCTGATTGTAAGTTAAACGAACCGACTGCTATATAGTTTCCACAACCTCGCTGTCTGCGTGTGAAAAGTTTTCGTGTAAGTTCGTTTTTTAGTTGTACGATTTTGGGCGAAATAACAGCGTCAAAATAAGCATTTTCTTCGTCTTCGTCTGCTGTTGATGTGATTATCTTTTCGTTAGTGTTGAATAATTCAAGAATTCGTTGTTTGGTTCTGTCCATTTGAAGTGCGTTTGGTACATAGTCATTCGGACTAATTTGTGTAGCATCAACTTTAGAGTCAACCGCTGCAACGCCAACAGAGCTGTTGCTTATATCAAGATAATTTTCTGCGAATTTTTTTGCATTGCTTTTCAAATCTTCTGGGCGAAGTGCAGAAGTGTATTTTAGAAGCCATTTCACAATACCTGAATTCCGGATAGCGTTGATAATGCCCCTGTCAGTTGTTTCAGTTATTTCGAGCAAGGGGGCAAGAGCCTTGAATTTTCCGCTGCCAAAAATCTCGTGTTCTCCGTAGTCATCACGCAAATGAATTACATCCGCAGAGTCAAAGCGGAATGTCTGAGCGTTTCCGACAATGAACTCATATACAAGATGTCCGTTGTTATCGTAAAGGTCATTGACCGACTTCGCAGGTATGAAATATAGTTCAGCAGGCAAGCTGTTTTCATCTCTGATTATTAACCAAAATGCATTACCCGATAGCGATAACTGTACGCTTGTTTTGTACAGCAGCATATCCATAGTTGTGTATGGGTTAGGTTCTTCAAGTAAAAATTTGATGTACGGTTCAGGGTTGATTACTAAATCTTTCTCTGTGCCTTTGTAGATTTCTCTAATGTGTTTAAGCTGCAACTTTGAAAATCTCAAAGCCTGTGCATTGACACACGCTCGCACTGTATCAGAATCATATGCCTTGTTGCCCCATAGGAAAAAATTACTATTATTCTGTGTAACAAGTTCTACTCTCGAAAAGCCCTTTGAACTTGTTACACGCTTAATGAAATTACTGAATTTTCCCATTTGCTCACCACCTTAGAAATTCGGATTTTCCGAATTTTATATAATGCTTAAATATTCATCTTCGTTCTCGAAAAAGACTGTATAAGCGTCAAGCAAAGCCGCTGTGCCGTCTATTCGTTTTGTCGCTTTAGATGTTTTAATCGGTTGAATATTGCCGTTTTTGTCTTCATCAATTGCTGTATTAGCTAAACACCATTTGTCAATCGGATTATTATTGTAAACAATTCTGTTTTTAATAAGGTCAGCTTTTAGTGCTTTCATCGGTGCAGATAATGTACGCTTGCCTTGATGCACAGCTGTCATTATTGACGGCCCGAAGCAATCAGTCATTTGATTTACCCACATTTGAGCCGACCATGCATCATAGCCGAGTTTCCAAAGATAGATGTCTTTTTCGTCCTGCAATTCTCTGAACCAATCCGTAACCACACTCGGGTCAATCTTGTTTCCTTGACAGGTTCGCATATATCCTTGTTCAATCCATTTGTCATAAGGTATCTTGTCCTCAATCACCTTATGCTCAACAAGGTCGGCAGGTATCCAGTACATTGAACAAACATAAATGTGTATGTCATCAGGAACGCAAAAAATCATCTTTGCGGATGTCAAATCTGTAGTGCTTGACAGATCAGCTCCGCCTATACCATACCCTGGTTTTAGTTTAGCTATATCAAATTTTTCCTCGTTGTTCAATTCATCAAAACTCAACCACGCTTCGGTTGATGTTTCTCTGATATTGAATTCTTTACACAGAAGATTTCTGACAAGTGCTGTGTTTTGCTGTGCTTTCTTGACTTTGCTTGCAAGAGCGTTTTTATTTTTGATAGTACCAAGCCCGGGATTGGCTTTCTGCCAACAATCAGGATTTTCCCATTCCTCGCGCTTGTCAAGCTCATAGACCATATACAAGCTGTGCTCGTCTTTATAGCCTACATCATCAAATAAGCCATTCGTAACTCTGACAGCTTCGTCGTAGATTTCATCGTAAATATCTTCACGAATTCGCCCTGCTGTTGTAGTCACGAGAATCAGTGGTTGGTCGCGACCAATCGTGCCGTCTGCCATAATGTCGTAGAGCTGTCTGCCATTTTTCCATTGATGCAACTCATCCATTAAACAACAATGCACATTCAATCCGTCAAGCGTGTCCGAATCAGAAGCAAGAGGCTTGAACACGCCGCAGTTATAATCTTCCGAACTTAGCTCATTCAATAATGGTTTGATACGCTTGAGCAAGACCTCGCTTTTGCGTACCATTCGTTTAGCTTCCTGCCATATAATCTTCGCTTGGTCACGCTTTGTAGCAACAGCATACACTTCTGGACCAGGCTCGCCATCTCCAATAAGCATATATAATCCGACCACAGAAGCAAGCAAACTCTTACCGTTTTTCTTACCAATAATCAAGACAGACAGGTTGTATTCTCTTATTCCGTCATCATCAACAAAACCAAACGTAGCAGCAAGCCACGCTTTTTCCCACAGCTCAAGTTTAACAAGCTGACCGCCTGCTTTACCTTTGCTGTGACGGCAGAAATTTTCTGCGAATTCAATAATATGATTTCCTCTTGCAGGGTCGTAATGGTAGCCGTCTGTCTGGTTAATTACCTTGTTGCTAAGATGCTTGTACCACTTCTGAACTTTATCGCATACAGTAACTTTTTTGCTCTTAATTTGCTCATAATACAGCAAAATCGGGTTATAACTGAGCGGATAACGGGTCATTTTATATCACGACCATCGACGAAAATGTCAAAACCGTCTGTGGTGATTTCTTTAGCATCAGCATCTTTAGGTAACATATCATTGAGCTGCTTGATGTACTTGAGATAGTTCCCAAGCATTGTGTTGTACAAGTCGGCTTCGGGTCGTTTGCGTGAATAAGGCTCTTGATTTTCTGACTGCGAAAATAGCTCTGTTAATCCGTAGATAGCTATATCTGCTTGTAATTCTTTGAGTCGAATTCGAGTGAAAGCAGCGTTTTCGATAAGTCCTTCTGCTAAGTCTTTCCTTTTTGCCGGAATATCCGTGTAAATAGAGCTAAGTCTTTTCTTTTCTCTGTTGATTTCTCGTTTTTCTTTTTTTTCGTCAATCATTTTCAAGTCACCTCACTAAAAAGGGGAGGGGGGTCATACACGAGGTACGCAAAATTTCGACCTGCCTCCCTCGGTCCTGCGAATGTTTACTCGCGAAAATTTTTAGGGGGGAGTCGGAAAAATTTGACCGCTCTCATCAAAAAAATATTTTTTCGGTTCTTTGTTTCCGACTCCGTGCCCTGGAAGATTGTCGTGACAATCTTTACAGACGAACATTAGATTGTCGAAGTTAAGACTAATGCTTGCATCGTTTATGTTGCTCGCATTGAGCATAATCTTGTGATGAACAATATAGCCAAGCCGCTTACGACATATCTGACACAAACCACCGTCGATGAGTGTTCGTTCATCAATGAAGCTTCGTCTGCAATTCTGCCATTTTTTAGATTTGTAGAATGCTTTTGCAAAATTTTTAGCCATAATTCTTTAAAAATAAATAAGCCGCTGCATTAACAGCGACTTGATTAACTTTGTATTTTCTGAGCTTTGCTCAATTATATTCTAACATACCCTTAAGCGAACAAACGAACAACTTTCACCACTCATAGCGATTGCACATAACCCTTATGCCGTCCTCCGTATTTCCTCCGCCTACTTTGTGAGCTATTTGTTTCCATTCATAATCATATTCCAGACGCAGTAAAAGACAACTTCCTTGCAAAGTTGTTGGAGGTATCGAACTTATAGCGTTTGATTTTTTCATTTCTGCTTTGTACAATTCTTCTCTTAAATCAGCTATTTGAGGTACTATTTTTTCAATGCTACTTGACGCACTCTCACCATCAATAGCATTTGAAATATTTGTTGTTATGTGCGTAACTTTAGCTTCGAGCATAGCTATTTGTGCTCGATAATAGCATATGTCATTCTCTATTTCTCTAATTTGTTTTAGATTCATTTTTTGACTCCTCCGTGCAGTCAACTGCATTATTGCAGATAATATTGCTTAATCGTTGAGCGAAACGAAATGATATTTATGTTTTTTCTCAAATTTAAGCGGATTATATACTTTGCAAAATTTGCCGCTAAAACAGCGTTTTTCTTTTTGCTTAACTTCGCAATAACTATTTCTATAATATTCACAAGTAGCACAACATCTGTGCTTTTGCCTGTATTCATTAGGTGTCATTATTAATCATATCCTTTCTACGGTATTTGTGATTATCGATTGCCAAATAGGTAAAATAAAAAGACGCTCCAGTGAAGTCATTAACCCACGTTTCGTCACGCACGAGATAATAGCCTTGTGGAATTTGCAAAGCCTCGCCTTTTTCAAGTTTTTTGAATTCACGCTTTTTGCCCTCTGTTACCGTAACTGTAGGTTTTGTAAGATTGCGAGAAGTCTTGAGCCTTTTAGTGCCTGTTACATCTTTGCGTATGTATTTTGCGAGGTCAGCAAAACTGCCGTCTTCGTACAATGGTGTGAGATTAATTCCGTTGCTCCACTGCCACATCTTCATGGCTATGTCTTTTACACAATCCTCAATGATTATGTGCAAATGCCAGTTGCTACCACGCTTGCCACACTCGCAGAAACCGATGTACTTAAACTGCAAGCCTTGTTTTTTTGCGTGATACTTAATGCGTTTAAAAAAATTGCTTACAATCTTTTCAAATTCTTCTTCTGTGAAATTTTTATACGGTGCCGAAAATCTTACCCACCAATCGCCTTGTTTGAAATTTGCAAGAATTAATCTCTGTGTATGCTGTTCACCTCTTATGCGATTAGCCTGCGCCATCTTTTCTGATGTGATTGCTCTGTTGATACTGCGTGACATATTTTTCTTGTTACGCTTTCTCAAACTTTGATAGTATTTAATTTCAAGCATTGGTCCTGATTGGATCTCACATTTGTATGTAAACATATTTAAAATTCCTATTATATATGTAAAAACAGTTTTCGTCACTTAATTAATTACTTTAGCAGGATATACAGGGGCATTTCCGCCCCTGTGATTTTTGACTTATCGTTATCCGCTGCAAGTTTATTGTTGTGTTCATGTATTGCCAAATAGTTTTTATCCTACTTTTCTATACATGCATCTTATAGCTGACATCTGTTTGTCAGTCAAATTTACAATATCCTGTCTGTCAAAACCAACAAACATTATTGTACCTTTAAACACTTCGCCTGTATCTTTATTAATAAGGTTGTCCTTGCCCTGTTCGGAATAAATCATTTTGATTCTTCCTTTGCATAAATCTTTACTTTTGAGTTTCTCACTTCTCAAAAAGTTTTCAATCTCAACCTTGTTAATCATCTTGCATAAACCTCTTAACTGATTATTGTTTGGCTCTGCATAATGTAATACCAAAACCTTATCTTCTGCCATTATTACTTTATCCTTTCTGTATCCGTATTTTTCGTAGCAGTTACACACAACACCTCTGCTTCTTGCAGTACAGCGTGTAAAGTGTCTGCAATTTTCACAACTCTTCATTACTTTTTAACCGTATGTATTTTAGCAGCACTGCAGAAGCTTCCTCCCAGCCATAGCAAACAAGCGCCATATTTCCTTGTTCGGTAAGTCTTTTTATCCACTCTTTCTGCTTTTGCGTAGCTTTGTTTTTTCCAACCTTTAATTCAATATAAAGTGCGTGAAATTTTCCTCTTGCAACCGGCAAACACAAATCCGGTACACCTGCACGCACTCCTTGACGCTTAAGATTAAAAGCCTCTTTTTGATTACGCTTTCCGCCGTTCGGTATGTGATAAAGCAAATCAAGTTCTTTGTATGTATTTCTCGCAAATGCTGCCCATTTAAACAGTTTAGTTTGTTCATACGCTTCATTTGTCATTTTGTATCACCTCTGTTAAGCGTATATACATATATCTCTGCAATTGTTGCGATATGACGGGGGAATCAAAGCAACCTCTTTACTGTAGAGTTGATTAGAACTTGAATCGATTCCAAGTTTTTCAACAAGTGTCAAAGGTATATATCGCATCGGTATTCCGTTTTTTACAAAGCTATAATCTTCTTCTATCTCTTCAATAGTCCATTTAGTTACTGAACCGAACCCTTGTGAAGATTTTTTACCTACAAATGAAATGTAGCTGTTAAGCAATTGAGATATTTTCTTTTTATCGCCACAAGCGTAAAAAACAATTTTATCAGTTGTTTTGTAAATCAAGTTGTTGTGATAGCTTTTAAATTCGCCTCTCGCTGTGTCTATTTCTTGTTTACCTTTTCCGCGAAACTTCACAAGCTCATCATTAATACCGTTCCAACGCTTTGAATAACTTATCGAAAATTCTTTATCGTCAGCAAAAAAGCCGAAACTCGCATGAAAAATCCCGTTACTGTATTTTAAAAATTTCGATAAAGCTTCGATTACAAGTTCTGCCTGTCCTGCTTGCTTGCAACTTGTGTAATAGTCTTCTTGCATTATTTCTTTCGCTTTAGTAGCAGAAAGAATACAATCAAGTCTAAGCGGTTCAATCAGTGCAACTGCGTTTGAAATATGAGCTGTAATTTTAAGATTTTTAAAATCCATTCATCTCACTCCCTTAGTTTTTTTGCAATTTTTATTATTTTAGGTATAATAAAACAACCAACACAATATACAATAAATTGTCCTGCAGATACACTTGCAATCAGTACAACTAAAGCGCTATTATACATTAAATAGAGCTCAAAACCGATAACTATGCCAACTACAACTGCTGCAAGTAAGCTTGTGAGTATTTTATTTTTCTTTCTCAAAATATAAAAAATTGTACAAGCAAGCGATGATGCAATGAAACCAAAACAAACATCAATAAGTCCAAACGGGCTAAATATATTTGCAATCATAGTGCCAAGCACACAGGCATAAATATGTTTGCGATTATATATACACAATAAGTGTAATATACACGCTAATCTCAATTGTAACGGACCAAAGGAAATGCTACTCAAGCATGTATTGAGTATTACATACATAGCAGCAATTATAGCGATTGTGGCGATGTCTATTATTTTTATTTTCTTGAACATTCTGTTATTCTCCTTATGTTTTCTGTAGGACTAAACGAGCCGAAAGCGTTTATATCTTTTGTGATGAAATACGCTCTGCTGTCAAGGCTGTCAAAATTACCTACTTTCTTCCAATTGTTAATATCCTCAATGCTGTAACCTGCGCCGAGGATATGAATCCACTGATAATCTAAATCTTTTTTTATATATCTTAAAAGCACATCCATTCTCGATAACAACGCTTCATGTCCGTACATTCCTGCATTTGCAACACAAACGGTATCTGAATATTCTCGATAGTATTCTGCTTGCATTTTCAGTTCGTCAATGTTTACAATCTTCTTAGCTGAACGCTGTAACACAGGTGTGATTTTTGGAAATAAATTATTTCTCTGCCAAGTGCGGAAGTTTTTCATTGTTTGCACAGGATTTAAAAATTCGTCAGGAGCAATACATAATGTATTGCTTTTTGCAAATTTTTCATAGTGTGCAGAAAGTTTAATCATGTAAGGTAATGTTATCTTAGCGCCATATCTTGACAGTCCGAAAGCTCCACTGTCAAGAATAACAATTTTACTTTCGTTCTCAAAATGTGGCTCGCAGGGATAAGCATATAGCCTGCTTATCCCTTTGATTTTTTCAATTTCTTTTTCGTGCTTTTGGCAATGCGGAAAAACATACTCAAGCATTTAGTGTGTTCTCCATTTCAGCTATCCAATTGAGCATATCGTCTTTATGTTCTGATACATAGTCAACATACAGCTTAGATGTTGAATCGAGATCCTCCGATGCCGTTAATGTAAAACTACCGTGTCCAACAGAAGATTTACCGCCGAGATGTCCTGATTCTTTCAGTAAATTCAGCATATGACATGCACAAGAATACTCAAGTTCATCTGCAAACTCAATTTTGATTTCGCTTTCCAATTTTGTTCCTGCTGAAAAGACTTCACTTTCATATTTCATTTGCATAACTTCTTTGTTGTCTGTAGTAACATCTTTAGCGTTTTCTGGACTTGATTTTAAGCGGTCTTTTCGTGTATAGAAAGTGCCCGAGAGCATACCGCTGTAAATAGATTCATCTGTTTTGTGACGATTATATTCGTTTAGTTCGGCGCATACAGGCTTCAAGATGCCAACTTTCATCTTACCTTCAGTCATCATTGAACGATAAGCAGAACCAAGGAGAACGAGCGCCGGGCAATTCTGCTTAATACTTGTCTTAAGTGCAAGGTTTTCTACACCGCCACTCTTTAATGACCCGCCGTTAAAAAAAGTATAATACAAATTCTGTGATACAGATTTAACGCCGATACCAATTCGTTCAAAATAATCTGTCATTACAAGTGTCCGAAGGATACCACGCAAAGCATTACCGGAATAAACAGGCATATCCTCATACTTATTATTAATTCTGAATTTTTGTCTGCGCAAAGTCTGCATTGTACCTGCAGGTTCATCACCAAAATGAGAAAGAGGAGAAGTAAGCTCGAATGTAAGTTCAATAGTTTTAATGTTCATAGTGTTAAGATCCTTTCTTGCGTTAATCCGCGATTATGTCAATACACGATTCATCAAATGTAGGTACTACATCATTGTGAATTACAGTCACTTTAGCTTTGCGCTGTTCTGCAATCTCTTCACGCATAATCATTAAGTCATTGATAACTCTGATTAATTGCGTGCGAATAATTGTTAAGATTTCAGTCTTGCTTGTGTCGTCAAGTTCTGTGATCTCGTGAATTGTTGTTTGCTCTTTCACAAACGAAATTATGTTCAATTTTTTGCACAGTGCTTCAACAAAACTTTCGAGTGTCGGTGAAGATACTACACAACCACGAACTTTTGACACAAATTCGTTTTGAAATTTTTTTAGTCTTGATTTTGGCATGTTCTCAAAATCAATATTCACCCATATTGCGTTTAATAATTCAACTGCTTTTTTTTGCATTTTTTTCCTCCTGTAATCGTTGCTTTACGATTTCGTTCCTTTTTTCTGAATTAAGAATATGCAGCAGCAAATCGAATTGTTTACTGTTACGATAATCTTTGATTTTGTTATCAAGTTCAAGTGTTTTATCTATACCGAGATATTTTCGGATTTGTTTTGTGTTATAAGCGCCTGTCTTGATTTCATCTTTGTTATAATAGAGATAAAGTTCATTTATGACCTCATATACATTATGCATTTTTTGAACATCAAAAACATATTCGTCATCCTCCTCTCTGATAAAGAATTTTTTTGTATCATTATTAACTCGAGCACGAAAGCTGTTATGCTTCTTAAAGCTGCGTGTTATACATACAACAAACTCTCCTTCGACATAATCAGATATGTTGAATAATATATTTTCAATATCATTCTTGCAAAAATAGATTATCCCTTTGTGCGATGCAACAAAAGACGAATGTCTTAGCTTTACTTCTTTCATACAGCAAGCACAATTTTCGCATATAACATCCGAATTAATGTCATTCATCAAATCGTAATTAGTAAAACGAGCTGCTTTAATGAAATTTTTAGTCTTGAAGCCGATTTCTGTATCCTGTCCGCATATGCAGCAATGTCCTTGTTCTTTGCCTTTTTCGATTTCAAGATGTTGTGCAATAATTTGAGTATTTGTCATTCTTCTGCCTCGCTTTCTAGCCAATGTTTTTTGCAATCAATGCAGTTACCGTGAAATTTATTACAATATTCCATCGGAACATGACCGACACACCCGAGCAAAGTAATATCACCTTGAACCATTTCGTCAATTGACATCTGTTTGATTTTCTCGTAATTAGTCATTGTTTTCCTCCTTATCCATTCTCGCACCGCAATGTGGGCAATAGTTTTCAAATTGATAACGGTTGTTAATGACTTGATAAACAACCTCTCTCCCGCAAGTTAAGCAGTATGCTTCCGCTTCACCTACTTTTCTGTCTTTCTTTTTTACCCACTTTGAGAGTTTAACTTCGTCAACAACTTTAAGTTTAATTTTTATACGACTGATTTTTTTAATATGGGACAATCTAAAAACACAATTACTAACAACCTTATCCCCACAAGTGCAGAAATATCGTAACTTTGGTATTGACAAATTAGCGTCATTTTCAAAGGCTTTTTCACCTGTTTTATGTAAAATGCCCTCAATCACCGTTCCGTCAAAAAGTACGATTTCAACATATTTCCCTAAATGTCTTTCGAGTTCATATCTTGTCATAATTTTTACTCCTTATCCATCTTTGCACCGCAGTCCTCACAATAACTCGCTCTATAATCTTGCCATTCGTGTTCTTCTCCGCACTCAGAACAAGTTTGAACACCGTTATCGTATTCAATCCATTTTTCGTGCCTGACCTCCTGTACATTTGCGGTGGGTTCTATTTTAATCAATTTAAGCACGGTATAATTATAAAGTGCTGTGCTGTTAATTATTGTGTTAATTAGGTGATTTTTCTCTATGTATTCTTTTTCAGCCATTGTCAGCCTCCTGTTTAAATATGATTTCATAAATAACATCATTGTGATACTTTCCACACCTGTCTTTTAACACATCAGTTAATACATATTTTTTGCCACGATATTTTTGGCAAAATTTATCATAGTGCTTTTCAACAGGATTTCCGCCTATCATGCGCCATTCAATCCTATGAATATGGTAGTCATTGATTATCTTTTTTAGTTCCTTGTAAACATCAAATCCAATCGTAGTATTCCTATCAAAAGCGAACAATCCAAAGTTATAAACACAAGAAGAATACCAATCAATAGAATATGCAAAATACCCTATTAGCTTGTTATCCTTACCAATAATAGCGTATTGATAGATATTTCCGTTGTTTTCTTCGATTTTAGGCAATTCATTGCCCAAACACCCCATATAAAAAAGCATATTGTCGGTATAGCTATATTCTAATAGCTTTGCAAATATTTCATCTCTGTATAATATTGCAGGTTTAAGCATTGTTTTTACTCCTTTAAAGTTCTGACTTTTTCGCCATATCTGCGAGTTTGACCTCTGAATAATATTTCTCTCATTTACTTTCACCGTCCTCAATAGGAATAGGCTGATTCCAACACTTAACACAGTTGTAATCTTTTCTGCAATCATCTTTGCTCATAAATCCCAAGTGGAAAGGACAAATATCTTCAGGTATTCCATTATCGTGGAGCGGAGCATTCGGAAAATGCTCCAATAATTCACTCAAATAAGTCTTCGGTTGGTGTTCGTCGCTCCATTTTTGAATGGCTGAAATTGCCTTTTCGGGATAATACATCTCAAAAATTGTACACGGTAAATTTTCGGATGTTCCGTTATTTTTACTGCTTAAAGGACATTCTCGACAATCGAATTTGCATATTCTATTTCCATTTTTTGTTCTTGTCATCCTTTGCTTTTCCGCAAAGTAATTATCAGTTTTCGTACAATCAATCATTTTTCTTACCTCTCTTTTCACTCACAACATCTGATATAATCTTTCCTGCACGCACTAAAGCTGTGTATTCGCCGTAGCTGTAATATGTGTTATGTATTTTGTTATACTTAGCAATCTCAAGACATACCAAATCAAGATGATCAAGTTTTTTCTGTTTCATATCATTTCTCCTTAAAAAAAGAGCAGCCGCACCTGCTCCGGCAGTAACATTATGCAAGTCAGTATTATATTTTAGGAAGAATAATCAACGAAAGTTGTACTTTCTGATATATAGTAAAGCCGTGCGGAGCTTACTAACT